GGGATAATGTTCCTTCAATATATGTTCCAGCCAGTCTTGTGGATGCATACAAGTCAGCTCCTGCCTGGTCTAATATTTCAAGTAATATTTTCCCTATACCAGAATAAAATTACATAACAACATAGACAACCCTGGGAGTAATCCTGGGGTTTGTTATTTTTACATAAATAACTTATAAGAAAAGAAAGAGTTATGAATAAGTTTTTATCAATTTTAGTCCCTTATTACAATGAGGGTGAAGAGGTTATAAAGAATCTTCTTGACAGTATAGCTATCCAGCAGAACATTGATATGAGAGAGATAGAGGTTGTTATATGCAAGGACGGTGATGAAGGGCCTGAACTGTCACAGGAGTTCCTTGATAAATATCCTTATGACATACAGTATCACCGAGAGCCAAAGGGTGGAGTATCACAGATGAGGAACAAGGCATTTGAGTATTCTTCTGGTGAATATGTGATGTGGTCAGACAGTGATGATATGCTGTACCATTGTCTTGCCCTTTGGTTTATCAAACGGGAGACAACCACACCTATGCAGGTTATGGTAAATGGTGTTCAACAGACAGTAAATGGGTTTGATGGTATGAAGTCAGTATTTCTTGAGGAAGGAAGGAATCCTCAAACAGGAGAGACATACTTCATTGACAGAAAGGATGGATGGCAGTTTATTCACGGATCTATTTATAAGTCAAAGTTCTTAAAAGATAATGATATACACTTCTTCCCTGAATGTGTTATTCACGAGGACAATGTGATCTTTGCTGAAGTTCAGGCTTGCACACAGAACATAAAGTGGTGTCCTGCTCCATTTTACTTGTGGAAGTGGAGGGATAACAGTGTATGCAGAAGAAGTCCTACATATATAAAAGAAACTTATACAGACCTGATTAAATCAACAGATTTCCTTATTGATTGGTTGAAGGCAAAATCGAAGTTTGACAATGCAAGGGAGAGGGTAGTATCACTTGTATATGACTGTTACTATAATGTTATGTGTCACCCTTCTTGGAGTGAAATAGGAACAGCAGAATATAGACAGAAAGCAGAGAGGAGGTTTGCTGATTTCTATATAAAACATAAGCAGTTATGGGATGAGTGTCCTGATCAGGTTAAGATGCAGATTAGTAATGGAATTAGACAAAGGGTTGTTGCAGAAGGTATGTTACAGGAAAAGATAACTCTTGATGACTTCCTTGAAAGAATGGAAAATTTAAAATAAATAATAAAACCCAGGAAATTTGACCCTGGGTTTGTTATTTATAGTATATGGAAATTTGGAAAACAATAAATGGTTATGAAGGACTTTATGAGGTCAGCAACCTTGGTAGAGTAAGAAGTCTTGACAGGTAAATAATAAGTATATAGAAAATTAATCCCGGGGTGGTATATCCATCCTGGGATTTTTTTTATATACCCATAATTTTTATATACCCATAAATACAGATATATAACTTGTAATTTATGAGTAGAAGGAAGCACAAGATTCCGGTGTTCCTGTTCCTGTTCCTGACCGGAGTGGCGTTTGGTGTATGGGCTATGCTGACCCCTCCCGGAGGTGTTATAGACAGCAGTGTGCTTATTTTGATCAGCCAGATATTTGTGTTGGCGGCGTCAGTCTATGGATTCGAGATCCATTTTGACATCAAGGAGGGTAAGTTTGACGCCGGACAGAAGATAGAGAATAACGCAGGAGATGATAATACAGGAGACAATACAGAATAGATATGAAAAAAAGTAAAAGGTGTCAGGTGGTTTTTTATTCTGCCTGACACCTTTACATAAATATAGTAAAGTAAATAAATAAATATGGACAAATTGGAAATCAGAAACTATTCCACTTCATTGAAGTCAGATGATGGCAGGTTTGTCGAGGGATATGGCAGTGTGTTCAATTCAAGGTCACACGATTTGGGAGGGTTCCACGAGATTATCTCTCCCGGCGCCTTTGACGGTGTTATCGAGAAGTCCAACGTCAAGTGTTATTTAAATCACGACTCTTCAAGGGGTATCCTGGCGAGATGCAAGAACGGTCAGGGAAGTCTCAAGCTTGAGATAGACGAGAGGGGACTGAAATATTCATTTGACGCTCCTCACACTGATTTGGGTGATGAGGTTGTGGAGGGACTCAAGAGAGGTGATTATGACGAGAGTTCATTCGCGTTCACAGTTGAGAGCGAGAGCTGGACAAAGGAGGAGGATGGCACATACTTGAGAACCATAAATAAGATTAAGAGGCTGTATGATGTCAGTATTGTCGCCGACGGCGCATACGGTGACACAACAGTCGCTTTGAGGTCGTTGGATGAGTTCAAGGAAAAGGAGAAGGAAAAACCTGAAGAGATCAAGGATGACACCACAGTGGATTCTGAGGATGACAAGGAGAAGAAAGAAGAAGAGGACAAACCAAAGGATAAACCAGAGGACAAACCAGAGGGACAGGATGAATCTGAACCAAAGGACAAAAGAAACAATAATAATAAAAATAATATGAAGAATTTTTCATTAATCAAAGCAATCAATGATGTTGTTAACAACAGAAACATCAATGAGGACGCCCTTTCTGTCATTGAGATGGGCGCCAAGGAGATGAGGAAGTCAGGTCTTTCCTATTCCGGTCAGATTCAGCTTCCTGTGGAGGAAAGGGTTGACACCGACGGAGCCATTGTAGCCACTGTGGCAACCCAGGGTCAGGAGATTGTCCCTACCGACAAGTTGAATATCCTTGAACCACTCAGGGGAAAGTCAATATTGTCAGAGGTGGGAGCTACATTCCTCACCGGACTTGTGGGAAACATCTCTATTCCTACATACAGCGGCACAACCTGCGGATGGAAGGGTGAGATGTCCGCGGCTGATGACGGAAAGGGAACTTTTGACTCCGTTGAATTGAGTCCTAAGAGGCTCACAGCGTATATTGACATCTCAAAGCAGTTCCTTGTGCAGGATTCCGTAGGTGCGGAGGAGATGTTGAGGACAGATATTGTCAACGCCCTTGTGGCCAAGCTTGAGCAGACCATCTTCGGTGACGCTGTCGGTGACGCCACAAAACCGGCAGGTATATTCAACGGAGCGACTGTGGTTGCCCCTTCATACGAAGGTGTGTGTGAGGCGGAGGCTGCCCTCACTGATTTTCTCGGTGAGAAGAAGTTTGTTATGTCACCTACAGCCAAGTCGGCGTTCAAGCAGACCACTGTATCAGGGCAGAAATCCGATATCAGACTTCTTATGCAGGGCAATGAGGTTGACGGTTACAGTGTGGCAGCTTCATCCAATGTTGTGAGCGGAGGTTACGCTTTCGGTGACTTCAGGGAGTTGGTTGTAGCCCAGTGGGGTTCAATTGACATTGTGGTTGACCCTTACACACTCGCCACAAAGAACGCCATCAGATTGGTCATCAACGCCTTCTTCGACGCGAAGGTTCGTAGGGATGGTGCGATCAAGGCTTACAAGATCGCCTAATTCCATAATTTTCTTTCTTTCCAGGGATGGGATGTGTCTGTCCCATCCCTTTTTTATATAAATTATATTTTTTAAGATGTATTTGTCAATCAATGATGTAAAGAGGCACCTGATAATTGATCACTCCGAGGATGATTTGTATATAGCTGATCTCATCACTGTTGCTGAAGATGCTGTTAGGAGAGACCTCAACCTTTATTCTTTGAAGGATATTGAGGACTGTAATGGTATGTTGCCGGCTTGTGTCACCCAGGCTATGCTGCTTCTGATAGGAACTCTTTACGCCAACAGGGAGTCTGTTACATATGGCACACCTCACACTGTTCCTCACAGTTATGAGTATTTGATTGCATTGGCAAGGAATTATATAAACAATGCTTAAAGAAGATGCAGGCAGGAGTTTTGGTGGAACATATAACCTTCCTCAAGTTGGTGAAGGTAAAGACAGAGACAGGTAGTGAGGACAACACATATGTGGTTGATCATCACTGTAGGGCAAAGGTGACATATTCAGGAGGTGACAGAGCAAATGAGAATGGTGACATTTTTTTCACTCACCATATAATATTCGAGATAAGGACTGGTTATGAGTTTGACGAGCTTTACAGGATAGAATGGGAGGGAAGACAATACAGGATATTGTGTATTGAAAAGAATAAACACAATCAGAGTATAAGGATAACTACAGAATTGGTAAATGATTAACGGTAATGTAACTGTAGATGACAAGGAGGTGATCAAGGCTCTTTCCAACCTATCCTTCAAGCAGATGAACAAAGCCTACAGGAATGGTATGAAAAAGTCTCTGGACCCAATCCTGAAACAGACCAAGCGGAACTTGAGGAACAGCGGGATAAGGAATGTGAACAAACCATATATAGGTAAGAATGGTAAGAAGTATATTTCTATGTTACAGGGTGTTAAGACATCTGTTTATATAGGAGATACAGAGGATTCTTATGGTAAGGTTCATATAATGAAGGAGTTCAGATTGAAATGGTTTGAAAAAGGAACGAGTATAAGAAAGACCAGGAAGGGATACAACAGAGGTAGTATCAAACCTAAATGGTTCTTTGCGACTGCGGTGCGACAGAGACAGAATGAGGCTATCAATAACCTGGATGAGAATATCAGGAATTCAATCATTCAGGCTTGGAATAAAAAATAGAATTAGATATGGTAAATATAGGTGCTTTAATATATCCAAAACTTCAGAGTGTGTGTTCCACCTACCCATTGGTGGCAGAGAACACTACAAAGTTTCCTTTTATTATTTACAGGACAACCCAGAGTAGGCCAGAGAACACCAAGGATGGTATCTATGACTGGATTTACAGCATCCAGGTCAATGTAGTGTCAGACAAGTATGATACTGTCTGTGGTCTTTGCAGTGATGCTGTTGATAAACTTCTGGAGTTGGAGGAAGTTTTGGACATAAATATAGAGAACATAAGTGAAGATTATATAGATGATGCTTATGT